TCACTTTTTAAACTTTGCAATGACAACCTTTGATTCATCGCTAAGTGCAGCAATATAGTGTTCATCTGCAGAAATAATTGTCTTTCTTGCGAGAGTTTTACGCTCCGTTTCAATATTTACATTACGCTTCAAATAAACTGTAAGTGCCGCAGTTTCGTCCTCTGTTTCGTTATCCTGATTCAACTTAACAATCGGATTAAAATAGCAAGGTGTAGTAACCTTCGTGACCTTATCGCCTACCTTAGCATTAGGAAGTGTTTCCTGAACTTCGGCAATATTTGAATTTGTTGTTGCTGTTCCTGAACTATCAAACTTATACCATTCTGAATATAAAGGAACTTTCTTTGATGGAACGATTCTTGTATTGGCAATCTTTCCGATTTCTCCTGTCATAATAACATTGCCTGTATACTTATCAGCAGAGATAAAGTCATTATCTTTTCTAAGTACAGTAACTTGAGCCGGATTTACAAACATTACCTTTTCTGTGTTGACTTCTTCATTAAATAGGTCAATGGCATCTACTATCTGAGCATATGAAATAACCTTTGATGAGCCATCAAAAATAAGCGGAGCTGTAAGCAATTCTTCTATTGAATCATTATCAACCTTTGAAGCAATAGCTTTAGCAAGCTGATTATTTGTTTCACCAACAGGATTTCCATAGCCACTAAGAATAGCTTCATCTGTAAGTTCAACTGCTTTCATAGCTTTCTTAACAGTTACTTGACGAGTGGAGGCTGTAAGCTTTGTTGTGCCTGCTTCAACGCCTTCTGCAACATCTTCGGCGTCACCGATGTAGTTGTATGACGGCACTGTGATAGTTGAGCCTGGTGTACCTACAAGTGTGTTATCAATCTTTGCAATAGGTGTTACTACCATCTTTTTGTCTACCTTTGCGGAAATCATATCCGCCATAACCTCTGGGTCTATGAGGTCGCTAAGCTTTGTTGTTTCTGACATAAATTATCATCCTTTCAGTTGATTATATTTTTCAGGGTCCGACTTTTTGAGTGCAAGCCTTTGCATATACCCCATTTTTGCAAAAGCTTCTGTTGAAATACTTGAAGGATTGCCTGTTCCAGTAGGAGCGACAGGTTTACTAATAGGCTCATTTGATTCAAACAAGTAATCATTATCTGTTTTGATAGCTTCGATTGCTGTTTTTATATCCTCACTTTGATTCTTGGAATTTTTAAGAGCTTCAATATCAAGCAATGCTTTTACTGCTTTAGCGTTTCGTGCCTTACTGGAGCTTATTGCACTATCAAGCACCGCACTAAATTCCATATCAGCGATTTTTGATTGATATTCAGTTTCCTTGTTTTTAAGGTCGCTATTCAATGTTTCAATCTTGCCTTGCAACTCCTTAACATCAATTCCGTCAAATTCCTTAAGGGCGTTCTGAGCCGTTTCAAGCTGTTCCTTGTAGTTGTCTCTTTCGGCTTCAAGTCTTGCCTTTGTCTTTTCAATATCGCTCATTATTTTATCAACAATTTCCTTTTCAAGACCTAAATCCTCTAAAAATTTTCTTTGCATATAAATGCTCCTTTCGATACGCTTTTTACGAGGTTGCTTCTCATTCTACCCGTAGTTTTACGACTTCGGAACGGTCAATTTTAGGCATTAAAAAAGCACCCTTTTCAGAGTGCTTAGTTTCTTTTTATGAAGCGTTCTTCGATAAATTCTCGGAAGTCCATTGTTTCACCTACTTTCGGGTATAAATATAACACGCTGAATCATCAAGCGTACTTAATCTTTATAATGACATTTTCCGTCATAGTATACTTGACATCTTGTTCTCAAACAATCAATAAATTCTGCTTTACTATTTTGAACTTCGGTACATATCTTTTGCTCTCCATTTTCGTCATATTCTATTCTTGTCTGAATTATTGTTTGCTGATTAATTGCATATGGGCATTTCATTACACCACCTACTTTCGGGCATAGAAAAACCGCCTTTAAAGCATTTTAACTTTAAAAACGGTTATTGAACATATTGATACTTCACACTATAATCTACTTATCGGCTGGTGTCCGAAATATATTATAGGAGGTGAATAAAAATGATGAATTGATTTATGCACAATGTTCACTTAAGGACGAAAAACATTGTGATGGTTATGAATCACCTGAGCGGAAGTGTCCTTATTGCTATCCTCATTCTTTGAAAGGCTAAATATAACATCGCTCAAAAAATCATTATAAATGTCTCTTTTTTGAGAATAGCAATATTCTAAGAAACAGCATTGTGAGCAGTTCCCATTCAGACTTTCACAATGCTGTTTCATTTTACTATGAAATTCGATTATATCCATAACATTCTCCATTAAACATAACCGACCTCAAGGAGCGGTTTAATTTATGATTGTGATGGTATCAATCTCGTTTTCAGGAAATTCAACAAGTTTACCCAAAAACTTAGAATCAGTAGAACGAATAACAATACTATTTATATTTGAATCATTCTCATCGGCTGGAATAATATCCTCAACATCGCCAATAAATTTTTTACCAGTAGTCGTTAAAACACTTATTTTTTTATTCCAATAATTAAAAATATTAAGCATAATTTCACCTTCTTTTTGAGATTGCTGGTACAGCGTGTGTTCTGCTTTTAGAATAATGAATTCTGAAGCGGTCAGTTTCTCCTAAATCTTCGCCATTAGAAGATACTACACGACCAATAATTTTATCAACAGTTATATACTCTTTAGCATTTGCAATACCATTAGCGTTAATGGTCACCTCGCCAGTACCATAATACTTATTAATAATTGATTGCAGTTCTTCCTCTGATATTATAAAATAACTTTTATGTTTAGCTGGGTCGTACATATCTGAACCTAAGATATGAGGTTTTTGTTTTTCAGAATTTAAAAGATTAGTAATTTCTCCGTTTTCAATTCCTTCAACTATTCTTTTATCTCTTATTATACCACTTCTAACAACTTTATCAACAGGTATTTTCCATTTACCACTACCGATATTCCCCAAACCGTCAATAGTCACTCTCTGCCGTTGCTGCGGCAATTCCATAGCTTTAGAAAAGCTTGTATATTCTTGAGAAGTACCTCTGTACTTCGCCCTTGCAAGCATTATATCTGTTTCATCAGCTTCACCGTCCTGCAATAGCTTGATTTTCTGCCGTTCTGCTCTCATTCTCGTTTCAAGCTGCCGCTGTCTTTGCAGAGCTTCATATTTTGTATATTGCTTGCCGTTGTAGTCAATCGGAATATTTTCTTGACGATTCATTTCGTCAAGCTCTTCTTCGGTATATGTTGGAACGGAAATGCCAGGAATAACAGGATAATAGCTATGATAGCAATTAGCACCACACAAGCCAGTAACAGAGCCTAAACCACATACGCTTTCAAGCTCGCTACTCTTATACCAACGACCTTGCCAAACCTGGTGTGAAGGCCTGGCACCGCTATGCCACGAAACTTCAAACATATCCGTTCCAAGCTTTTCGGCATTGTTTTCGTTAATTTTTGCGGTAACTTGTGTAAGCCCTGTCATAACTGCCCTGCGTGCTGCGACATCAACTCGATTACTCCAGCCTGTTTCATAATCAACAGTTCTTAGACCGCTATTAGTCATTTCTGACACTGTCTGTTTAAGAGCCGTATTATAATCAAAAACGCCCGTAGCAATGCCGTTAATTGCATTGTCGAGCGTAGTTTGATAATATTTTGCAATAGGCTTAAATGCCCTCTTATCGCCTGATTTTACAGCAAAGCCGAGCGATTGAGATATATTCTTCATAGTTTCGGCTGTCTGCTCTGCAATAGCTGATATGTACTGCTGTAAGGCTTCATTTTTTTCAAATGGAATAAACGGCTTGCCCTTTGTTTTGTAAAGTGTTTCATCTCTCGCATAGCCTTTTCGGATAATATCCTTATACAAATGATTTATTTCTTTGCTATCAAAATCGAAAGCGTCCTTTATGATTTTTTTTAATGCTCTCTTGCTTTCTCCGAGTTCATAAAGCCTATATAACTGCCAATCTGCAGAACGGGTAATTTCACCGTTTATTTTTATGCGACGAATTACATCTTCCATTACTTCAATCTCAAGGCTTCTCATTGCATTATCAAATATCATTGAAAAAGCTTCTATTTCTTCGGCTGTATACATCAGTCAATAACCTCTGCTGTACTATTAGAAGTCATAGCCTTAGCGGTTTTTTCGTCTTCTCCGTACCATTTCATACGGTATTCCCACAAAGGCATTACTCCCATAGCAACATCTTGTCTGTCACTTGCTCTCTTAACCTCATCATCAGCAAGTATACTGTCTTCAAAGTTTATTGAGACTTCATATCCGCTTTGTGTAAGCTTGTTATAAAATGCAAGAGCGTAGCATAAATCCTCAAGGCATAACTTAAGATTATTTTGTATCGCTGTGACAGTATCAAATTTTCTTTGCTTTGATGACTTTATTTCGGTAGCTGTCTTATCTATCGTCTGAGGGTTTGATATATCACCATAAGCCAAACCAACTGCAAACTCGATTTCTCGCTTGTATTCCTCGAGACCTGCAATAAAATCAACTTGTCTAAGCTGTGGAGAAAACTCGTGGTAAAAATCGCCTTTACTTCCGCCTGATATATTCAAGCCCCTATAAAGCCGTTCTTTTAAGTTAGGTAACTCAAAACTTTTCTTTCCCGTCAGAAGATTTTCAGTTGGTTTCAAAGCCGTTGTATCAACATCAACAGCTCTTTCTCCACTTTCAAATTCCCAATCAAGCCTGCCGAATTGAGTGTCTGTCAATCGTATAAGATTTTTTACACAATCAAATATTGATATGCCCGAATATGAGCCGTCAATAGTGTTTGCAACAGGATTGACATAGTAACCAAATGCTGGTTTAAGCATAAGTGGATAGCTTATTTCAGGTAGAAGACTTGCCCATTCTGCTACATCAGATAAAGGAATTTCTTGACCTAAGGATATACCATCAAAAGAGCGAAACGCTCTATTCGTAATCGTTAAACCCTGCTTGTAATCTAACGAATGATATTCCAAGCGTATACGATAGTCATTATCGCTAACACACTTAATTTCTGGAAATATAACCTTGATTAGCCTACCATTCACATCGTATTCAACAGGAATAAACTGCGATTGAGGAACAAACTGAACTTTATCTTCGCCGAGCGGTTTTATTACCATTGCACCAGACGCAAGCCCTCTTTGAAGATTAAGATTCAGATTCTTTACAGAGCTTCTAAAAATATCATCAAGCTTTTTATTTGATATTTTAACGGTCATTTCGTTTGTAGAAATGTTTGAAAGCTCTCTTACAATCGCTTGTTCAAGTCTCAATGAATAAATTCCTTTTTCGTGATTTATCCAAAACGCTTTGCCAGCATACATTCTCTCCCAATCCTCGATTGCATTAAGCATATCGTCTGTTATTGCAAGCTCAATGCCATAGACACTACTTACATCTGATTTTGATAACATCTTCTTTATCCACTCCTTTATTTTTGAAATAATGCTCATAGCTCACTGACCTCGCTTTCTCCAAATTCTCTCTGTTGCATATCTTACCGCATCAATCATATGGTCGTTGCCGTCAGGATAACCGCTTATTACATTGCCTTCTTTATCCCTGTCGTATTCAGCGTCAAGAAACTCTTTTGCAGCCCCAGGACATCTCTCATTGTCAATAACAATCTTATTCAACGATTGCAGCCACTTATAAGAATATTCCCTGCTGTTAGGACCTTTTTCAGCTCCTCTCGCAAGCAAGCCATATGCTCTATAATCTTCTACGGATTTATTTTCAGAACTATCACAAGTAATCAAATCGTTAGCGGTTATGCCTAATTCAATAAGCTTCTTTGCAGTATCAATGTTCTTTGTTTTGTTACAAGTGTATTCCTGCCAAATGAAAAGTGTATGCTGAGCCGGAACATACTGCACACGCACAAAAGCGTATAAATCAGGGTACCAGCCCCAGTCAACGCCGTTGAAAATATAGTCAAAATGTTCGATTTCTTCATCTGTGATTTTTCTTATCTCTACATTATCGAAAATATTGCCACCAGTTCCGTTGGCAACGCCCATATACTCGTTTTCGTATGCAATAGGATTAGTTTCTTTCAGAAACTCTGCATCGTCTAAAAACGGCTTTCCAAGCCATTTAGACGGTACTGTAAGATAAGTGCTTTCAACAACAAGTCTATCCTCACGAGGAATCTTAATATACTTATTCGCCCAATTCTGAGCCGATTTCGGAGGGTTGAAAGACTTGAATTTATAAGCAATATCACCACCTCGAATAACCGACTGCTCAATTTTACGGACGGCTTCTTCTCCCGCAAATTGGTCAAGCTCTTCAAACCACACTATGCCAATATAACCAAACGCGGTTTTTATCGACTTAATTTTATTAGGGTCATCAGCACCTCGGAAGTATATCTTTTGACCTGTTTTAATTCGTGTAATCTCAAGCGGTGACACTGTACAATTAAATTCGCTATCAAGTCCGAGAGCGGATATAGCCCATAATATTTGCTGATATACGGAACTTCTTAATGTATCTGCAACCTGCCTTAAAACGCAAGCGTGCACATCCTCATTCTTCATAATGAGGTCAACAACATTCAGGCCACAGAAAGAAGATTTTGTTGAACCTCTGCCTCCTGGGAAAATATACTCGGAATGTGCGTGTTCCTCAATATCAAAAAGCACCGACGAGAATGACGGTGCTATCAGACTTGCGGGTATTCCCTTGTATTCTTTTTCAGGAATTTGTTCAGGTTCTATTTTCTTTTTTTCAAGCTCTAATCGGGCGGTTTCAGTTTTGATTTTATGCTTTAGCAAATCATCATCACGAATTATACTTCTTAATTCTTTAATACTTGCAACATCGCCTTGCTTTGCGTTTTTTAATAAAGCTGCGTTTACAACAAGTATGTTATTTACTGTATCTTCGTCAATCTCATCAAGATTAAGACCTAAATTAGCAAGCAACTCCCAATCGTCCGGAGTGTTCGCAGGCATTTCTAAAAGCATATCCATAACTTGCTTCATTGTCTTTTTTCGACGACGGCTTTCGCCTGATTTTTTGCCGCCTTTTGAACTGATTTCTCTTGCTTCGCTCTTGGTTCGTTTGCTTACCGGTATCAAATTTTCATCATTCATGGTCACCACCACTCTTAAAATAAAATAACAACACAAAAGCCGCCCTATTGGACGGCTCTCATGCAAAATAACTAAGGAGGTACAAAAATGCAACTCGTAACTGGTGGCAGCTTAGAGGCTTGCACTCTCACTCGGATTTTGAGTTGTACTGTACAGCTGCCGTATTGCACCGCTAATGCGGTGCGTATTGTATGAACAACATATAGAAAGAAGAGCAAGTTGTTGGCGGTGGAGTGCTTAGCATAGTAGCTTCACACTCTCTTCCGCCCTCATCTCACAATATCATTTTAACACTCTTGTTTGTTTCATTCAATATCATTTGTTGCATTTAGTATCATCTTTTCAAAAACATCAAGTGCATATCCGTGCATTCGTGTTGTCTGTGTTTTGCTGTAATGTATAATCTCTGCTATTTGTTCAAAAGTCTTATTGTTTATATAGTAGTTGATAAGTATACTCTTAAACCTGTTGTCTTGCAACTGATTTATTTTTTCTCTTACTTCAGCTTTTAAATCAACAAGTCTATCTACTTCTTCATCAATTTTTATTTTTAAATCTATGATTTTATCAATAGTCTTCTGCCGACCATCTACACAAGAACTTTTTACTTTTTCGCCAGGTTGTACAGATTTCAATGCACACATCTGTTCATCAAGCTGTGATTTCTCGATTAGCTTTGTGTCAATAAAACTATTAAGATTTTTTACTTGCATTAAGTATTCTCGAGCCGTCACATCATCACCTCTTTCTGCGTTTAGAATTAAGCTCTTTAGCTCTCGCCTCACGCTCATCATAATCTTCATTTGCAAAGTCTATGCCGATGTGCTCAGATAAAAGCCTGTCAAGATTAACCCAGTATGCCTCGTCAACATCTTTCATCTCATCATTACAAAAATTAATGACTTGCGATATACGCTTAGCACCAAAGCCATGCTGTACATGGAGTGCATAGCATACAAGTTTCAGGATTCTACGCATATACGCTTGTTCAGATTGTTTAGCTATTTCCTCGGCAATTTTAAGTTCTTTATTTGTAACTACTCGTGCTTTCATTCTGATACCTCCTAATTTTGTCATAATCGACCTATAAGCGTTTTTTATTGCTCATCTGGTAAATTTACCGTCTTAGTTTTAAAATCGTTTGTGGGGCATTTCTCGGCATTTAATGCTATCAAAAATGCTACATTGCAAGCAATATGCCATAAATGAGGCAGTCCGCTTTCTTTATCCACGCCGTCAGGTTCTTCGAGATATAAGCATATATGTCTCATTAGTGCGGCTCGGTATCTGTATGGCTCTACCTGCTTCCAGCTTTCGCTGTCGCCGTATTTAAGATTGTCACTCATTTTAGATTCCTCCTGTTGCAGCCATTCATAAGTGCATTTTATACAACTTTTAATATCTTCAAAAAGGCACTTTCCGCAATCTCTTTTAATCGTTATAGGCTCGTTATCTAAAGTCAAACAAGCCTCGACTGGACACATGGTTATTAACGCAAGCTGTTCATCAGAAAAAGTTCTGATTCTATCTCCGTTTGTCATTCTTCATCACTCCAATCTAAGGCTTGACCGCAGTCAGGGCAAAAATTATTCGACTTAAAAACTCTATTCGGTCGCCTGCTAAGCATATTAAGTTCGCCTTTACAGACGGGACATAAACCCCAAGTTATAACTGGTGTACAAACATCTGTTGGCTTCTTCGGTATCTGCTTTTCAAGAACTTTAATAGCAAGTTCAATTTCTTCAACGTAATCACTTTGAGTGTCTGTACAATCATCACTAATTAGGTATTTCAAATTTTCTATTAATTCTTGTACTGTCATTCCGATTCCTCCTCGATCTTCCTCGTCCTCGAAAATGCTTTCGTCATCTTCAAGATCTTGGCTGAAATATTTTTTCGTAGCTTCATAAATCTTTTTAAGCTGTTCCTCTGAATTGGTTCTAAAAGGTCTTAATGTGATTATCTGACCCCTACACTCACCGACGCAGCACTTGCCGTTAAGGTTTGCTATACAGCTTTCATCACAAAACATATGATATACCCCTTATACACTTTTACTCCGCATCATCAGCTACTTCTTCTGCAATAACAACAGCATTGTAAATAATTACTCTTTTGCCATTTATATCAAATAGAACCTTGTTTGATTCATTTTCTTCAATGTCACATTTACCACTATATTTCTTTAGAAGATTACCGTCATAACTGTAAACTGAAATGGTTCTTTTAAGACCGCCATTATAATTGGAATCCCAATCTTTTTTTGTTCTCTCCCAACTCTCACCACAACCAGTAAGTGTCAAGAGCAACGCTAAACTTGCAACCAGTGATACTATTTTTATTTTCATTCTCATCTTAAACTCTCCTTAAATCCGTGTTCTTTGAGCCAAGCCTTAGCTTTCGCTTTAACCTCTGGCGGTGCGTCTGCTATATTGCATATAGCCTTGAAGACCATTGCCCAGAAAACTGTTTCGCTCTTGGGCGGTGTAAGCCCTGTATACTTTTTCATAAACTTTCGGATTTTCTTTTCATCAAGACTAAATAGTGCCTCATTGCGTACCTTCACAAATTTCTTTATTCTTTCCTCTGTTTTTTTATCAAAATCCATTTTAGTCTCCTTTTCCATAATTGCAAATCAATCCTCCGCTGACACGCTCGCTAAATTTACACTTTCGGCAACAGCACACGCATATATGCTCGCCATACTTACGATTTACAGCCGGGTGCGGACATTTTTGGCGGACGGATATTTCATCATATTTGAAACCGCACCTGTCACACATCAGATAATTTCTCATTTAGGTAGTCCTCAATAAGCTCAACGGCGTTTTTCCAGCCATAGCATACTTTGCAATAATAGCTCTCATTTTTAAGCTCACAAAGCCACCAGTCTTGATAGTCGCTTGTTCTGCCTGTTTCGGTTTTCATTTCGATAAATAAGCCGTGATACTTACCCTTAGCAACTGGCAGAAATAAGTCTGGTACTCCTCGCTTTACGCCCTGTTGCTTGAGATGCTTAGCTTCTATCGGGTCACGCCTGCCACCGTTCGGAATATGAAATAACAGCTTTAATTCAGGATATTTCTTTCTGACGATTGGTTGCTGCGACCACTTGATAACATTTCCTTGGTGTTGTGCTTCAGTCATTTTCTGCCTCCGTATATTCTGTTTAGGATAAGACTTGCCTGACGCTTTGTAAGTTCTGAAGTATCTAAATCAGGAAAGCGTTTTGAAATAACTGAGATTTGACTTTCGCTTGCCGGATAATTTCCCCAACGCTTTACAGAACCTAAATCCCATATATATTTTTGTTCGGGATAATGTTCACAAAGCTCCGAATATGCTCTGTCAAAAGCCTCCTGCATTGAAATTCTTTCCTTGCCGATAAGCGTATATCCAAGCTCGTCCTGACAGGGAATACGCATTTTCTTACCCTTAATGCTTAAAACAAATTCACCGTCAGGCATTTTGAACCAGTTGACATTATGCAGATTGTATGACTGTTCCTTAGCCCAGAGGTCAACTATTTCCGTATTCTTAATCCAGGATTGCGGGGTATCAGAAGCCTTGACTATCTTTTCGGGCAAGTCAAAGAGTTCACCCTCTATGCTGTCGAGCTGGTTTTTATGGATACTTTTAAGGTCTATTCCTAAAAGGCTCGGTGCTGTACAAAGATTAGCTTTACCCGTCACACCAACGCAGTCAATGAGATTAAGCCTGTCCTTTTCCGGGTGAAGCCTTAGTCCTCTGCCAACCATTTGTGCATACAGACTGTCTGACTTTGTAGGTCTTGCAATGATAACCGTTTCTACAAGCGGAATATCCGTTCCCTCGGTGAAAACCATACAATTAACCAAGCAAGGAATTTTGCGTTCCGAAAACTGTTTGATAATCTCCGCACGATTTTCCGTCTTGCCTGTAACAACAACCGCACCGGGAATTTTAGAGGCTATTTCTTCTGCGTGTCTGACCGATACGGCAAATATCAGCGTTGCACCCTTGGCATATTTGCGGTAAGCCTCTGCAATAGCGTCCGAGGTGTCCGCCATAGCCTCGTCAAGCTCACCCGGAGCATAATCTCCGCACCTTGTTGAAACATTTGTCAAATCATAACCTATATCAACTCTGCGGCAAAATATATCTGAAAGATAGCCATTCTTTATGCCCCATTTTAAATCACGCTTGAAGATAATCTCGCTGAACGAATCATTAAGTCTTGCACCGTCAGCACGATTTGGTGTAGCCGTAAAGCCTATCAGAAGTCTTGGCTCGAAGTAATCGAATATCTTTTTGTATGTATTAGCGGCGGCGTGATGAGCTTCATCGCAGATAATCATATCAAAATCATTAGGCTTAAAGCTTTCAAGGCGTCTTACAAGGCTCTGAACAGAGGCACTCACAACCTCCTCACCATTGCTGTGATACTTGCCCTGCTCTATACCAAAAGAACAGTTAAAGTATTTCTTGGGCTGATTTACAAGCTCCTCTCTATGAGATAACAGAAGCGTTCTTCCTTTTCGTGGAATATTCGCAAAGGTTACCGTCTTGCCTAAGCCCGTTGCCATCTGAACTAAATATCTTCCGTTTTCTTTTTGGTTGATTATATCAATACATTCTTTTTGATAATCTCTTAAAATCATTTTAACCTCCTTAATGTGGTAATTGTGGTACAGTGTGGCACAGTATGTTCCACACAAAAAAGCCAGTATTTATGCGGTTTTGCGGTATGTTGTGGCACTGTGGCACATAAATAAGAGTTTTCTATATAGAAAATAGATACATATAACTTTCTAATAATTTGTAATTGTGTATATATTTTCAAATTATTAGAGGGTGTATTTAGCCTGCCACAAGTGCCACAGTGCCACACCTTAGTATTTATGCGGTCTTGCGGCAGTTTTGCTTGTGCCACACTTGTCCAACATCGTACCACAGAATCAATTTTCAAAGTTTTCAATCTTATCTTCATCATCTTCGGACGGCAAAAGCATTGAAACACATTCCGTCAAAGTTCCTCGTATACGCTTACCTCTTGTATTACGCCTTCCTCTCGTTTCAATGAGGTTATGCTCTTTGAGATAGCTCAACAGAGCCGAGGAGTTATAGCCTGCGTCCTCAGCAGCTTTGCGGAAAGCAGAAGCAATTACATACACTCTCTTATCATCAAGAACACCGTAAATATCACCGCTTTCCTTATCGTTATAGTTGCAGTTTGCGTTTATAAAGCGGTTAGCATTGATAGACACCCAGTCACACATATATTTATAGCCACGCTCACCGAGAGAAACCTCGGATTTTGAGGCAAGGTATTTTGAAATATCCTTAGTAGTAAGATAATTTCCGTCCTTGAAAATCCAATCTGTGGCGAATTTATCCGCAGTTACAAGCAGAGCCGCCGCCATTGCCTGTTTTTCGGTAGTATCATTCGAGCAAAGTTCCTTATAAACTATCGAAAAATAATCCCTGACACTCTGCGTTACCGCCTCGCCCTCATAGAGCCTTTTCACAAATTCTTTGCCAGCAAAGCCGTAGTTATTTTTAATAACAGCGGTTGTATGCTGGCCGTCCTCAATAACCTTTTCGGTAGACTTGCACTCGATGTCGATAACTCTGTTATAAGCACCTGCACCGGAGCAGGCAGAAGTCAAAGGTGTTTCGCCTGTTGTAAGAATAGCGTTAGACCAAGTTGGAGTTGCATCTATGCCACCATACTTATTGCCTCGACTTCTGCCGACACCCTCCGAAAGCTGATATACATTAAAGCCGTTTTTGGAATTATCAAGCTGTAATTCATCAATCATAAGTGGCAGTTGATTCAGGAAAGCCACCAAACGCTCTTGTCCGACCTGCGTTGAATTAAAAGTCTGTATGTAGGTTCCGAGATTCGGGTCAGCCCAAACCGAAGCCGCCACCATAAGAGCAACGGTCTTACCTGTACCGCTTCCCCCGCTCCAAAGGTGCGTAAAGAATACCTGTGCATTGCAAATCTTAATCAACGGACTTGCAAAAGCCGCCGCAATGGTGATTTTAGCAACAGTATTATATCTGCGTACACTGCGAGCCTCATCAAGCCATTTATCGAAATTGCCAAAGGATTTTATAGAATTAAAAATAGTTTTATAGTTCAAATCGCCGTCAAAAACAAGGTTATCAACATAAGGGATAAAGCCTTCATCATTGATATAGCCCATTCGTGAAAAACTGTTTTTAGCAGGAATAAGCTCATAGTTGAGATTTTCGGTTTCGGAAAGATATTTCACAAGATATTTTGCATTTTCGCTTGTTACAGAAATGCCGTAATCGGCTAAATCTATAATCTTAGAGGCGTTGGCAACTATCCTCTTTTCAACGATAATCTCACGCCACCTCTTGCCCTTAGAAAAGGCTATTTTCAGCTTTTCTAAGCCAGTATCAATGTTTATGAGCCTTTCAACAGGCATAATCGGGTGACAGCAGGCAACTATCGTTTCTTCAGCTGTGCTTCTGCGTATGCTATTATCATCGGCTTCCCATTCGCCAGTAAAAAGCTCCAACGGCTGATTATCGAAATTGCTGTAATTCGCCGTAGAACTTCTTATACCTTTCATTTCGACCAGATAATCTTTATAGAGCGACTTGAAGTTTCTTATCTTGAAACTCTCGTTCAGATACCTTGACATCTTTTCAAGCATTTTGCTTTCTGTAAATTTACTGCCGTGAAATTGATATACCCACTCGAAAGCTGTTGTTGTGTTCATATAGTCCTCAAAGGATTCAAACTCAGGCATTTCTATTAAATTTCCGCTTACTTCGTCTATCACATTTTCACCTCCAATGGTTCTCGCTGAACCAATAATCTAAATATTCAAGCCTTGCCTGAGCCTTTGCAGTCTCGATAAAATCCTTAGATTTTTTCACGACCTTACGCAATTTCTTGAATTCCTCGCATTTAAGCATATATTCTTGCCTGAATGTTTGAAGTTTCTGCTCCTCTTTGAGCTTTTTCAGAGCATATTCTCTCTCGGCTTTTTTGTCATATGCAGTATCTGTTTTCAAACCAAGAAAGAAATCATTGCTCAGCTTAACTACTGCCTGCGGTGCGGAAATCCTGAATAAAAGAGATACAAATTTTATGACATCTCCTCCGGCTCCACACCCAAAGCAATAGAATGACTTATCATATATCTTCATACTTGCTGTCTTTTCAGAATGAAAAGGGCAGGATATAAAGCCCGAACGATTCAGCTCAAAGCCATATCGCCCGATAACGCTCGGCATTGATACTTGCTGTTTTACAAGCTCATATTTATTCAAACTCACACATCACCTTTCTTTAAAAAATGCCTTACACTATACCCGCCCGTTTAAAGAAAATTTGACCCCAAGAGGTCAAATTTCATAATAAATTCATAAATTATTTACATTTAGAACGGCAAATCATCACTATAAGGAACATATGAACTACTATCGGAAGTTGAATTATTTGAATAATCCACGCTCGGCAAAACATCTTTAAGAACTGCTGTCAAGAACTCGCAGACAAGCTCAGAAGCCTCCTTCTTTACTCCATCTTTTGTAGTATATGTGCTCTTAGAAATCCTGCCTATGCAAAAGACATAGTCACCTTTTTTCAGCGTTGAAGCCGCCTTGCCTATATCATTCCAGCAAGTACAGTTCACCCATATAGCTTGATTCTGACCGTCAATATTCCTCTCACCTACGCAAACACTGAACTTTGAAAGCACCGAATTTTTCTCTCCGACACGCTTAGTTTCTGCGTCCTTGCCAACTCTTCCGCAAATCATAATAGAACCGTCACCACATTTAGTCTGCATTTATATTCCCTCCAGAATATCCGCTGTAATTGATTCGGCCTTTTTAACTCTCTGTGCATTTGAAATATCACTTATTTCTTCTGCTGTTTGAAAACCCATCATAGCCGACGGACAATAAACTCTTGCAAAAAAAGCTGCCGCACGATATGCAAGCATAAGCTCAGGCATAGTCTGCCATTTTGAAGTTTCATTGCCGTTTCTGTCCTTCTTGGAATACCAGCCTTCTTTTTTTGCCATAGCAATATCAACAAGAGGACCTTTGATAAGTTCGCCGCTTTCAATGTACTTTGCTTCGAGATAACAGCCCCAATTATCCTGACCTCTTTCGCCAACATAGACAGTTCTTATATCATTATATCTGCCGTCATTTTCTATCAAGGCTCGGCAAGCTTGTCCGCTCCAAGACGGCTTTCCTCGAACTATGTAAAGATTCTGCATAACCGACAAAGGCGAAAGTCCCATACGGTTTGCAATATCAATCGCAATCATACAGTTTGCTATATTTCCCTTGTAATTCTCAGGAATGACATCTGAATTTACAAGGGCTTTTGCAAAACGCTGTGCCTGCTCAAAATCTGAAACATTGCCAAAAACATTCAATGTATTAGAAAACTCAAGCTGTGTTTCCGGCTTACTAAGTTCTTTTACTTCCTCGGCCGTAGCCATTATCATTTCATCACTCATCATAAACTTCCTTTCTCACCCACTGCGGCAATTCTAAACTATGCACTTCTGGAACTTCATCATATCCATACCAAATGCCAGATTTACAGCATTTTTTATATTCGTTAAGGTCTGCCTCGGCTTCAATTTCACCCAGTTTGAGAAATTCCTCACTCGCAAAATATACACATATAGCATAAGGCGGCTCTTTCTCAACTGCTACGAAAATGAAGTTATCTATATCCTTACCAAGAGCCTTCAACACCTTTAAATACCAATATGCCTGCACATGATACCTATATTTATATGCAGACTTTATAAAGTCTTCAGGCTTTGCAGACTGCGTTGTCTTCAAATCAATGCAATACTTGCCCTTAATATAATCCGGACGGCATTTCAGCATTGTTTCGCCATCATTATAAAAATATGACTGCTCCGCCTGACCACCCGTAAGAAGCTTAGAAGCTATTGGATGTTTATGTATTACCTCAGCCATAAGCTGGATTCTTTCCAAATGCTCTGATGTTATAACTTCCTTGCCAACAGACTTTTCAAGAAAATCAGCATAAATTGCTTTGCCCTCTTTGGTACGCCTATCACAAAGCGGTGCTGTGACAAATTCCGAACTGAACTCATTGTTTTCAAGCACAAACTTATGCAGTGCAGAACCGAAAAGCAAGGATTCTGTCTGCGTACTTGGCGAGCTCTTCGCTGTTATATAATGCAAAGGAGATTTATGTATTAAATCCAAATCAGACTTAGAAACACCCTCTGTATTGTGATATTCCTTATTTGTCATTGTTGCCCTCCTTAGCTTTCTCTGTGTTCTCAATAAATCTGATAAGTCCACATATCTCGTGATAATCAATTTCTTCAATTACGCCATCTTTTAAAATCAGGTAATTCATAGCCATAGCCTTTATATCATCAAGTGAATAGTAAGTTTTCATCTTTATACCTCCGTCATCAGACTGTAATAATCATTAGTAAAAATAAGTCTTTGCTCCAAAAGGGATTTTATTGCAACCTCATAAGTGCAAAACTGTAACGCTTTAAGACCATCGATAAGCTCTCTTCTATTGCGGCTCATATAATAAACTCGCCTAATAACAAGTTCCTGATAAGCGTTCAACTCTTTAGTTGTAACTGCGCACTTGACTTTCTCTGCATTATGCGTTACACTTTCAAGTGTAAATGTTTTTTCTTTTCCGCTCTCGGAGTTGCAGCTCTGAGGGCGGTTTTTCTTTTTTATTTTATTCATTTTTAATCCTCCAATTCAATTTGTATTTTTGCAAGTTCGCAAGCTAATCTGTACGCTTTAGCGTGTTTATTATCTTTGTGTGTTTCACTGACAGCTTCTAAAAATCTATCGATTGTACCACTAAAGCACCCACACTTTACACAGATATTGCCGTCCTTAGTTTTGAAAAATGTTGTAGTATCGTTTCTACTTCCAATAGGTGATATACATAAAACATCGCTAATTTTATTTATTTTAGCGTCGCCATAGACATAAGCGTTCCCACAGATACGAGCGTTCCCACAGACATAAGCCTCACCAAAGACACGAGCGTTCCCACAGACACAAGCGTCGCCACAGACATAGGCGTCGCCACAGACACGAGCGTTGTCACAGACACGAGCGTCGCCATAGACATAAGCGTTCCCACAGGCACAAGCGTCGCCACAGACATAGGCGTCGCCACAGACACGAGCGTTGTCACAGACACAAGCGTCGCCACAGACATAGGCGTCGCCACAGACACGAGCGTTGTCACAGACATAAGCCTCACCAAAGACTCGAGCGTTCCCACAGACACAAGCGTCGCCACAGACATGAGCGTTGTCATAGACATAGGCGTTGTCACAGACACGAGCGTTGTCACAGACACGAGCGTTCCCACAGACCCAACAATTATCTTCCTGAGATAAATTCTTCTCTTTCTCGATATAACCGCCTAAGTCACCAGCTTTCGCACCTTTAAAGTCTTTTAAAGCCCTTATTCTGTAAAGTGTGCGACCGCTCACCTCAATTTTGTCATCTTGTAACAATTCGTATTTATTCATTTTTAATCCTCCTCAATCAAATTTGTAATTATGAGCTTTAAATTTACTCATATGTATTCTGTAATCTCGCTTATCAAATATCTTGTTTGCAAGTATTTCAAAGTCGTAGCGATTTCTGCAAATCTTATCAGCCTTAGTTGCAAGCTTATTCATTTTCTTCTCGAGCTTGGCAGCTCTCTTCTTCGCAGATTTAGCTTTGCTCTTACGACTGAGGTTCTTGCAGAAGTTTTTTAGCTTGCTCATTTTTATCACCTCCCAACTATCATGTTTTTTAACTCCTCTTCGGCGATAATCTCAATCAGCTTCTTTATTTTGTTGAGCTTATCGCCGTCCGAGTTATGACAGTTATGCATCAGACTTTCAATCATATGCACACACTCGTTACAGGCTTCACTCAAGCCTTTTTCGTTAATAAGTTCTTTGAGATACTTTTCCATTGATTTTTCCTTTCGCATATTGGACATATGTAATCTTTACTATTTTTAGCAAAGATGCTCACATTCCATTTTGTTGAGCATTTCTTACATATGCGGTATTTGTAATGTGTCATAATACTACCTCAATTCAGTAATATTAAATGGATCTGTAAGGTCTTTACCTTCGGCTTGTGCTAAAAATTTTTCAAGTGCAACTTTACGGCACTTGTACTGGCCAAGCTTCATAAAAGGTATAAGCCCAGCTTTGCGAAGTTTGTGTACATAATTAGTATTGCTGTGCAGTATTTCTGCAACCTGTGGTACTGTATATAAAAGATTCTCCATATACTCACCCCCTCTCATGTTCAAATCGTTTTGAAACGTTTTATTGCTTTTCGAAAAGATATCGGAGTTCCAATTCTGGAAATAAGTTATCTTTTACTATAAAAGCTTCTTCTATACTAAAGCTACGTTCCTGAACTTTTGTACGAAATGTTGCTTCCGGCATATGGACTAATGCTGCCGCTGCATTTATTGATATACCTTTTCTTTTTAAACATTCATTTAAATTGATATACATATAAATTCTCCTTTCGCTTTATTTTTTAGAATTTGAACGCTTTTTCGTTCTGTAAATATATTATATACTCATTTTCGTACAAAAACAAGTAGTTTTGTACGCATTTTCGGTTTTCTACTCTTTGCACAAAGACAAATTTAAAATTTATATATTTCGTACAAATTTAATATATTTATACGCAATTTCGTATATTTGTATTGATTTTATAAATTCTTTGCATTATAATTAAAATAAAGTGAGGTGGTAAAATGGGCTTCGGGAAATTATTAGAGAAAAAAATGAATAAAAAAGGCATAAAACAGGCTGAACTCGCTGAAGCTGTTGGAATACCTAAAACTACATTAAGTAGTATGATACTTCGAGATAATACCAAAATTGAAATTGAAAAATTTTTGCAAATATGTGAATATCTTGACTGTGACCCAGAAGAATTCTACAATGAATTTCGAGAGCAAAGCAAAAAAAATATGCCACCAAGTTTTACACAAAAATATTATGCATTAGATGATTTTGGACGAGATGTTATTGATACAATACTTGACAAAGAATACGAACGTTGCACAACTGTAAAAGTATACAGAGCTGCACATTCGGAAGACAACCATGAAGATGAAATTGTAAAAATGTCAAAAGATGTATTGGAAAAATTAAAAAACGCTCCAATGACAGATGAAGATTTATAATTTAATTAAATAAAAAATCACCTCAAAGGGTATACTACCTTTGAGGTGACAAAACTTGATATATGGCAAATATAAAAATATAAGAAACGCAAGTTGGCAATGCATAATTGATTATAATATAACAAAGCTGCCTATAAGTCTTGTGTCAATAGCAAATAAATCAAATATACAAATAGTTAAAAATAGTGTTGTAAATTTGCTTAGGGCAACTGAGCGTGGAATATCAGTTTATGACGGAGACAAATGGCTTATTGTTTATGATGATAATATTAAGACTTCTGTGAATCGTTTCACGATAGCTCATGAATTTGGCCACATATTCCTTGGACACGAACTAAAAAAAGGCTATTATGCTCGAACATTCGATAAAAACAAACCAGAAGTAGAACAAGCCGCAGATATGTTTGCCGCTCGGTTACTTGCCCCAGCCTGCGTTTTGCACGAACTACACGCAACAACTGCTGAACAAATAGCAGAAGTATGTAATATATCTATGTCAGCGGCGAAAAATCGTGCAGAGCGAATGGCAGTACTCGAAGCAAGGAACAAGTATTATCTTCATCCGCTTGAAAGAAGAGTGCGTGAACAGTTTGCAGATTATATAAAAGAAAATAAGCAATAAAAAAACCGCTCCCAGAGGTTGCAGCTCTGAGAGCGGAAATGATGAACGATTATCAGCAAAAAGACCGTCCAAATGTATTATATCATTTTGGGCGGTTAAATGCAAGGAGTGATATAATATGTCAGTTTTAAATACAAGAAAAAGAGGTAAATCGTGGGAATATCGTTTCGAAGCTGCTTCTGTTGACGGTAAGCGTAAGCAAATAACAAAAAGTGGATTTAAAACAAAAAAAGAAGCTCTTGAAGCAGGAACAAAAGCTTTGAATGAATATAATAATTGCGGTATGCACTTTGTACCTTCTGAGCTTTCGTATTCAGATTATCTTGATATTTGGATTAAACAGTACGGCACGTCACTTAAAATGACTACTATAGAAAATTACAGTAAGAAGATTAGATTATATATTAAGCCAGCTCTCGGACAATATCGTCTTAAAGCACTGTCCGCTGCAAGTATTCAACAATTTATCAACGATAAATTTAACGAGGGGATTTCAAGAAATACACTATCTGTTATTAAAGGAATTATAACCAGCAGTTTATCTTATGCTGTTCAACCTCTTGGATATATACAATCAAGTCCTGCGATATATGTCAAAATACCATCTAAGCGTGCAGAACCAAAGGTTAAAGCTGCTACTAAGCCTCATATAGTAATTCCAGCAGAATATATGCAAAAAATTTTCAAGCGTTTTCCTGTTGGCACCTCTGCGCATATTCCGCTACTGTTCGGTTATCGTTGCGGTATGAGATTAGGAGAAGCGTTTGCGATAACTTGGGATAATGTTGATTTTAAAAATCGTACTATAACAATAGATAAGCAATTACAATGGGTAAATAATAAATGGGTTCTTACATTGCCCAAATACAACGAGATTCGCACTATAAAAATCGATAGTATTACATACAATACCCTTAAAACTATTCGTACAGAGCAAGCTAAAACTCGTTTATTATACGCAGAATTATATACACATTTATACAAAAACGCAAATAATGAAGTAAATACAGAAGACGGTATTGAACTTAATTTTGTCAATGTCAGAGAAAACGGAGATTTTATACAGCCACGCATAATGCAACATTGTAGCTATATAATACACCATCAATTAGGATTGCCTTTTGATTTTCATTCTCTAAGACACACTCACGCAACAATGCTCCTTGAAGCAGGAGCTAATCCGAAAGATGTACAAGTAAGACTTGGGCATAGAAATATAGGCATGACGTTACAAATATACACTCACATTACAGAAAAAATGACAGAACAAACCATGTCTATTTTAGAACAGATTTCATGA